TTATCTATCCAACCGTTTGGTCCCTTTGTATATTTCATACCACCAAATGTTACCGGTGGAGTGGGAGCTGTTCTGGTAGATCCGCTTGTACTACCTATCATTCCTGAACTCAATGCTGATTGCAAGGCGTTCAAGCCTTGGCTTATGAATTCATTAATAAAAATGTTACGTGTTTCGGTGTCGGCAGATCCGACTCCTCTGTTTTTGCCAACTAATCTAGCTGCCAAAACTTTAGGATCAAGACTATATCGTTCATCTTCATTAAGTATTTGTTCAAATACTTGATTAAGTTTATCGTAATCAGTCATTCTTGGCCCTCAAAGACTTGGAAAAGCGTTTCTGATCCCTGCCTTTGATAGAGCTTAATAACTTTTTCTCTAAAACTTCAGCCTTATCTTTTGGAAACTTTTTATTAATAAGTTCTAATAGGTTTATAGCACTGGTAATGATATTATTAGCTCTACTTTCGATGACATGATTGATATCACGGTTTGAGCCAATAGCTTCAAGTTCCTCTAATAGGCTGCGGGTACGCTTTTGCATTTTAATATTCCTATGATATATTTATCTAGGATTATTGGTTATTACGCATTTGATTAAGCATCTGATTTAGCTTAATACCCTGCGTATCTGCTGCTATTTTGCGTACTTCTTGCTGATTTTGCTGCACATTAGATATTTGGGCAGTATTTTTAATCTGGCTCATAATTTCTAATGCGCTGGGCTGTGTTCTTTCTTGCTTATTTTGTTCCCCGTCATCTGTAATTCTAAGTGTTTCCTTGTCGAAAACAAGTTCAATTTTCTGACCTACACCGGAACTACTACGAGTTTTCATAAGTTGTATTTGATATTTTCCCTGTTCCTTCATTCTACGACTTGTAAAAATACCAAACACATTGTCTGCAGTATTGATCTTACTAATACCACCTGCAATATGACTATGATCGAATTCAATTTCTTCCACTGCACTACGGTTCAACTGACTAGCAGTTACGAAAATTACATTCAGTTCTTTCGCTAGATTGCGCAGTTCTTCACTTACATATTTGTCCTTGATAAACAAATCATTAGGGCTAACTTTTGCTGTTACTGGCATGATCAAATCCAGATAGTCTACGCATAAGAAATCTAATCTAAATCCTGTTTGCACCTGCAATTCTTTACAATATGCACGAATATCATTAACTGTGCTTTGTGCAGGCATGTACTTAATACGTAATCCACCTGCTTTCTTAGCAATCATTTTAACTTTCATTTCTACGTTGTCAATATCTTTAAAGATTTCTTTAGTGCTAGTATCGGTCATCATACTATCAATACGCATACTACATAAACCTTCACTAAGTTCAAGAGTTATGTAGATACCATTTAGTCCTGCTTGTGTCCAGTTGACTGCTAGATTTTGCATGAACAAACTCTTTCCCGAACCACTACCACCTGCAAAGATTTGCAGTTCACCGCGATTGAAACCACCATAGAGTTTACTGTCTAATGATGGCCAGCCTGTGCTGTTCTGACCGTTGTTAGACTTTAATAGCATCAATCTAGCACGTGGATCGGCAAAGTAATCTGTACCCATATCGCGCTGTAGAGAAATCTGAACAGCATCTTTGATCAGTTTCTCTACGGGACCATATTCGCCTTTCTCAAGATGGTCGGCACTCTTAAGAATAGCCCTCTCAAGTTCTTGTCGTTGTGTAAATTTTTCAAATTCTTCAAGGAACCAATTGTAATGACCCTCATCTAAATCTTCTATAGGATCAATATCTAATCCACTTGTTGCCTTTATCTGTACTGGTTCTGGAAGTACGTTATAGTTCTTGCTATGATCAATTAAAAATGATACTACTGGTCGTAATTTCTTATCGAAATTTTCCGGCTTGATAATATTAAGTACTCTGGTAAATAACTCAGCATTAGTTACCATCATTCTTAAAAAAACTAACTGAACATCAATGTTGTAATCTTTTAGCAAGTTTATTCCTCTGTAATTCTACTTTAATTTTACTGTTAGTAGCAGATTGCAAAATACTTAGTAATGTTGCTACTTTACCATATTTTATTACTGCGTCATTAACATCTTTAACACTATCGTCCCAATTTGGTATACTAATAAAAAATCCATATTCAAGAGCCTTGTCACAAATTGCCAATCCTGTAATATCTTGATCTGGAACTACTATGATTTTTCTGTTTAATTGTAATAATATTTCGGCTTGTTCTGTACTAATCGTATTGTGGGTAAGTGCGCATCCATTAATGCTTAATGCGTCAAATATACCCTCAACGACAATACAAACTTCATAGTCAGACTTTTGTAAGTCTATACCAAACACATAACCTTGTTGTTGTTCATTGATAAACTTCGGTGTACGATCATCTAAGTACCTACTAGTGTGTCCCACTATTTTATTTTCATATGTGTAGGGTATGATGATACGATTTGCTTGACGACCTTCAGCTTTAGGTGTACACATGAAGGGGTAATCGTTTGTGTTTATATGCCTCTTTTTTAAATAATCAATATAAATTTTGTGTTCATCATCTTCAGTAACTAATTCAGCATCTTCAGGTAAACTGACTGTCTTAAATTTTACTTTCTTTTTTTCTTTCTTAATTTTAATATATTCTAATAAGTCTTTTTGTTGTAAACTTTCAAAGTTCCACTTATTGACTTGATCGTTATCTATGCCGCAGTAATCTAAAAGTAAACGTAAATTTTTTGTAAAGCTTCTACCGAGCGTGAATGTACACTTGAAACCACAATTAAAGCAATGATAACTCCAGTTGTCACCGTCAAATTTTATACCGCCGCGACCTCTACGGTCGGCTTTATGTCCGCGATATTGGCAGCAGACAGCGTTGAAACTGTGCCAGCCGCTTTGCGTTGTTTTTTTCTTGCCTGGAACTACTTGGAGAATATCAAACACTCAGTAATTATAACAGAGTGTTGCACAAAAACAAATACTATTGGTAACTTACCTTGCCAAAATATTTGTCACTACGCCTGCATTGCTAGTGAATACCATGCGCACGAATGGGTGAAATCCTTTTATAGTATATCCTTTAGTGGTATTAATATTTGAATATTCAAAAGTTGATATTTCATACCAATCAGCATTTAATTGTGTGGTACTACCCTGTATAGCAACGTCCCCATTAAAATCAGTGTAATGAGCTTGTAGTGTTAAAATTGGATTGTCCTGTGTATTAATAATACTTGTGTAATATGTATTTGCGTTTGACAAAGGATTGGTTGTACTATTTGTAGGATCAAGGTTAGGGAAAGGTTGTCCAGTTGGAATAGTCACAATCTCACTTGGAACAAAGCTAGGCAATACACTATTAAGAATATTGATATCACCACGGGCGCCGGCAGCTGGATCAACAAAGACAGGATAATCAAATTCTCCAACAGGAATTTCTAAACTGTAATAACATCTTTGGGCATCTATATCTTCCAGATCAGCAGCGTTTAAATGTAGATAGGCTATTCCAGTTAATGGTAATTCAAGTGTCAATGCCCTTGTGATGAGTACTTCAGTTCCATTATAATTTATAATTCTACAAGTAATTGTCTTACCTGTGATATCGACTGGTTTTTGTTCTTGATTTAAGAACTGAAATTGAATTTTATTATCTACACCTTTATGTAGATTGAGTGTTTTTGCATAGACTGGCATAAAGGCCCTCGGACTGTTTCCTGATAAAAGTACGACAATCTGACGTTGTGTATAAACAAAGACTGCTGTTGAATAACCTACATTTGTGACCGTCACAGTGTCGCTCCTTTCTAATATTTAGTGTAGAAAATTAAATAAAAACGGGCGATGTTGAGTAAATAATACAGATTTATTACGATGATATCCAAAGAGTTTTTCAAAAAATTGTCCGAGAACCACCCGTTCATAACGGTCCTTAATTTTGCCAATCAAGATTATGTTGGAATAATGCAAAATCGTGATGATAGTTGTACAACTATCTACGATTATGGTGCTATTGTTGATTTAAAACTAAAGGAAAAGTTCTTAGAATTAGGTGACATATGGTGGTGGGAAAGTAATAGGCAGGTCCCTATAAACATCTTTCTAAAGGAAGAATGGATACTGTTTAGACCCTATTTGAGAACTTTTAACAATAAGAGTTTAAACATAGTTCATGGGCCTGTAGTAAGTATTACCGAATTTAATAAAAGAAGAACAAAGAGAAAGTCAATAACTTTAGTAAAAAGACTATCTTAATTTCTTTTTACGTTTCTGTTTAGCGAAGTCTAAACTTACAGGACCCACTCTTGTATCAAAACATACTCCGTCCAAATGATCAAGTTCATGTTGATAAACTCTAGCTATTAGCCCTTCAAGCACTGTTTCTACTACGTTTCCATTAATATCCTGATAATGGGCTTGAACTTTTTTGTATCGATTTACATGTAACCACAAATTAGGGAAACTCAAACAGCCCTCTAAGTCACGATAAAAATCTCCACCAGATATAATAGTAGGATTTATACAAACAAAAAGTTTATCAGTGTTGCCCATTATAAACATTCTTTTCATAACACCCACTTGAGGTGCAGCTAGACCTATACCATTATTTTCAAACATAATTTTTGTCATCTGTTTGACAAGTTCGGTAGGATCTCCATCAACACTGAAGTCATATGGTGTTGTAGCCTGTCTTAGTAAAGGATCATTTTCTTTAAGTAATTGTGCCATTTTTAATTAAGTTCATGTTAACAACAACAAGGTGCGCATATGCTACCGCGTGTGATTTTTTGAAACTGTAAACTCCTTCTTCTCGTTCCCAGATAGTTTTACTTATTTCATGCCAAGACTTTCCAATTAAATGTTTTTTACCAGGACGTATTACTGCAAGAAACATTGCAAGTCTAGGAATACTGTTAACTGGCTCTGGCATTTTTTGTAAAGTGTTGAAATGATTACCTATATGAATTAGTTTTTGAACTACATTATTATCATTCAACATATTCCAATCAGGATCTTTCATAAGTTCTTGTAAGTGTGTTTCATCTTTTACAAAGTTATAAAGATGAACATTAAGAATATCTAATTTGAAATATCCTCTTTGTTCTGCGAGTTCATAATCTAAACTACAACTTTCATTTATAGGATCATAGGGAATATCAGTAATATAAATTCCTGTTGGGTGTTTTTTAAATGTATTGTTTTTTATGATACTAGCAGGAGTGTGTGGGACTATTGACAGCAATTTATCTCTGTCGCCCAAATCTATATCAATATCACTGTTAAAATTTATTGCCATCTTAGTAAAAACAATATTTCCTTTTGCTCATCTTTTATTTCTACATATGTCTTAGGCGGATTGCCTGCTATTCGTAATACCCAACTTTCTTTATCTTTGCTACGCCATTCAACAAATTGACTGACGCTACTACTATTATATTTTTGTTTATCTTTAGTATAGCTTTCCTGAATATTTTCTTCAAGCCATTCTATCATACCTAAATAACCATTAGTGCTAGGAAACATATGTCTCCTCATCTCGTCATACCTAGTTTCTTATATGCTTGTTGTACAACTATAGCCTGTCGTTCAGCATCATCAACCGCTTTGTGTGCTGTAACATGCCCGCCGTCACGTAACTTAACGCCAGCAATTTCAAATAATGTTCTTGTATCACGTACACTGTAGAATGGCCAAGGTATAGGATTTGGTCTATCAGTCAATGTGCTACGCATGGCTGTCTCACATGCAACAACGTCAAACGGAGCACCATGACTCCATACCGCTCGTCTATTCCAACCAAACTGATACAACACTTCCATACAATCACGCAAACTCATTCTTCCATCATCACTCATTGCTTCATCTAATGCTTCTGGTGTTTGTTCGCTCCACCAGCGTATTGTATCATCATTAATGATACGGTTATATTTCTCTGTCTGATCTTCTATAGTAGGTTTCAATGTAAGTTTTTCTACTACTCCTTCACCATATGGATCAAATCTTACAACACCAATAGTGAGGATAACACAATAAGGACTTGTGTCAAGTGTCTCCAAATCTATCATAATGTCATTAGCCATATTTTAGTACAAAAAAAGTGTATTTCTTTTGGTCAATTATATCTAAATCATCAGTCATCATGCCGTCATTTGTTTCGATTGGTCTAAATCCATATTTGTTTTCTAGCCAAATCTTATATTCATGATGATCCGTAGATCCTGTTTCTTCTTTAAATTCATTCTTTAATAACTTGAGATTTTGCCAATACTTCCAGCGTGAAAGCCTTTTTTCAATGTCGCTATCAGTATCGTCGTAATCTTGAAAGTCTTTAGGAACGTTTATCATTGCTTGTCCAAACACTGTCCATTGTTTTTACTTCATCAATAATACTCTTTTCTAGAAAATTATACAACAAAGCCGGACGCTCTAGTTCTTTTGGATTGGGCATACTACTATGTAATAATCTACAGTTATAAAATAATAATGATCCCCTAGGTAAATCAGGTTGTATACAATTTTCTACGAACCAACGATCATATGTACCACTATAACATTTATTAATTTCAAAATCACGTTTTTGACTATAAGGTACTAAACCAGTACTAGCACTATTTTTATCTAAATCATCAAGTGAAACTATGCATTGAATGCCCAATAGTCTTTTATCAAAGTTATATTTTGAAAATCTATGGGGGCTATCAACGTGCGGGCTTACCCATGTGCTTTTACTTTTTATGAATACAACGTCATTTGTATAGTGAGTAAAGTTTTTAAAATTTGTTTGGATAATAGGTTCTATAAGTTTAAGTATTGCTTTACTTTCAGGAAAATCACTTACTATTTGGCTCCACCAAACACTAATATCTGGCAAATCTTTTACTTTTTCACCTTCTGCATATATTTTGTTACTGCTACTAGCACGTACAGGATATAGGTCCTTTATACGTAACAAAAAACTGCTTATTAGTTTACGAGGTATAAATGCCGGTAGAATTTTATATCCTTCTCCTTCAGTCAATATAGAGTGGAAGTCATTACTTTTCATTAATAGCCGCCTGCAGTCAATAACTCTTTTACTTGCGATAAAATCTCTTGATCTCTTCTAAATTTTATATTCCACTTTTGAGGATCGATGTAATCAAATATCATTTTAAGTTGTGTTTGATCTAGTGACTGTAGAAACGTTAATCCACTATCACTTTGATATAACATCCAAGGACTTATTTTACCAGTTGTTATTGAATAACAAATTTTGTACTTGTTGCCATATCGTAAACAATCTTTAGTTTGTATCTTATCTTCTTTGCTTAATTCTATCGTTGTTTCAATACTTCTTGCTATAGCATCAAGCGGATCCTCATCACGCAGATATTGTATCAAAAAGATCGTATAATGTTTATCGCTAGCCCAACTATCTACACTAATCTTGTTTTTAATAAGATAGTCAGAAAATCTTTTTATATTTAACACATTTGCATCTACACAATAGTTCCCAAACTTTACGAATGCTGTGTAGTAAGCATTTTTAGCAAAGTCAATATATGTTTTAGGCTTCTTTGAATGACTATTCTTTTTAAAGAAATCTAACCAAACTTGAAAGCCAATACGGTTACCCTGATAGTCCTGATCTAAATATCGTCGTTTGGTTTCACATATATGTTTTAGAAAACTACCTTCACGTATGAAGTCTCTTTCACAAAACTCACAGTGATTAGTATTAATTTCCGCTTTGCGTTTCATATTGATTAATATCTTCGTCGGTAATGAATTGTGTTAATACTTCAATATCAGATAACTTCATGTCTGGATACTTATCAGCTATCCACATCTTTTTCTTATGTTGATCAGTATACACTGCGGCTGCATCATTCAATAAACTATCATCTGCGTTTGGGTATATTTTCTTGTAGTAATCTTTTATATCTTTTAATTTTGCGCTGTCTTTTAGTAAACTTACTCTATTAGGAATATGTGGGATCCACATATGAAACTGTTTGCCTAACCCAGGGCTTGAGGCGCATAGCATAAACCATTGGAGTTTAGGATGTGATGTAATTTTTTCATTTAGTAAAAATTTATTACTATGATAATCTACGCTTTGTAGATAGTACCGTTGTAAGTCAGACTTACCCTTAATGCAACTAGCCCACATAATTAACATGTAGGGCACAAATTTTTTCTTTTGTTCTTCTGTTAATCTATCGTAATAACCATAATCCTTACGATCAATGGCGGCTAAGGCTTCGAATAAATCGAAGTCTACCTTCTCAAATTTTTCGTCAGTTGGAGTCTTTGCTTTCGCCATATTCTTCTACTATAGCATTAGGTCCCCAAACTTTCAAGGCATATTCTTCAGCAAGTTCCCGTTCTTCAAACAACAAAGGCTCAAATTGAAACTTGCTATCTCCCTGTGTTACCCACAACCAATCATTATATTCGCCGTGATGATCTAAGACAAGTGGAACTTTGATACCATACTTCATTAGAATACCTGATTGTAATCTACGATCTCACAGTTGCGACT